AAGCTTTTATAATCTTTACAATCACTAGCGATAATTGCTGTATATTCATCTAAAAAGATATTCTCTTGTTTAGGCATCCTAGAGAACTTATCAGCAACTATCTTATTCATAGCACTTATTCTGGAATCTTTCCAGTTAGTATTATTTACCATATGCTTGTTGGCGATAGTTTAGAATCTTTCTTAACAATAGTATAAGGAACTGTTACTTTGTCAGGCATATTTTTGCTAACAGCAAATATACATCCTAGAACAATTCTAAATGGTAGCATTACTGCTTTCCATATAAATACTGCTGCAACATTAATTAACCAGTTCTTAATTGTATTTAACATATTATTTCCTTTTGTTTAATTGTTGATGTATTAAAGGTTACTAACTTCCTCCAAAGGTCAAACGTCTATCTGTTGTTATCTATAGTTCAATAATACAACGTGTTAGTAACCATCAATTCATTATCTACATTTTATAGATAGCAGACCACACTAGCTTACTGCTTATGGTGGAAAACCACCCATACCCATAAGCTATTACAATGGTTAATTGCCTAATGTGGTCTGTAATCTATTCGGCAGCACCAATCATAACTGATTGCCGAAACCGATAAAAAAAGCCCCATACTCATTACAAGTACAGGGCTTAGAATTTCTATTAAGACTTTAACTTTCTAGAAGTTACAGCTTGTAATTTAGCTAGTCTTTCTTTATTAAATATAATACCAGCAGATACTACTTTATCTTTAGCTGTTACTGATTTAACTCTAGCAGATTTAGGTACATACTTTTTGTCATATACCTCTTTATAAGCATCTTCGTAAGCTTCTACTATAACAGTAGCTCTCCTAATATTCATTACTTGAGCTTCAGTTCTAAATAATAACCTATCTAATATACTCTTAGATATTTCATTACCTTGATCGTTTCTAACTGCTTTAGCAGTATCTTCTTTAGTCTTCTCAAACGATGTTTCACACATCTCTAAGTGTCTTTTCGCACAACCATAATAGCTGTCAAAATTCCACTCAGCAATCATAGACCATTCTTTACTTTCTACGAATGGTGCTATTAGTGTTCTAACTAATGTAAACACTCCGTCTTTCATAGATTGTTCAGCTTCATCTAATACGACTTCCATATTAGCAACTCTATTATCTGAATAATCTTCATATACTTCATCTTTCATTATAGTCATAAACAACTCCTATTTAGTTATTATTACTTACTTACACATTCATATATCTCACTTAGTTCAACATCTATGTTAGCCACCTTACTAACATTCTGTTTCTCAACAGCTTCTTCTCTCAAGACAGATAACTCACTAACTCTTTTCTTATCTTTACTGTCTAACTTTATTTCAAAGTAGTCCAACATATCATTCACTTCCATAACATCTCCTATTAGTTAATTAACGACCACATGGTCAACCCGTGCAAGAACGAGGTAGAGTCTGATCTGCAAGTGCTTGGCAGATGTAATCTGCGACAAGGCTGATTCGACCAGAGGAGAAGCAACTTGTCCACTTGTTGATTAGAAGGAGTCCTTGTTATGCTAGGGTGATCCGTGTGTAGTCCTCGCCTCTCAATGGCTACACAACCTGTAGCACCATCCTGGAACAATAAGGAGAAGTGTATAATGCTAACAAGCAGAGCTTGTCATAGTATTATTCTATGTAGCTGAAGCGAAGACGACTGGGGCGACTGCAAGGAGTTGAGGGAGGCAGATAGCGAAAGCTGTGCGTTGCCGAGTTTGTGTGCGTTGTGAGTTGCAATGGCCTAAAGTAGACCATACGAATGGATAGGGCAGAATAAATAAACGTTTCCTATCTAAACCAACAAAGGGATTTAAAGCACATGAGTGAGAAATTAACCGACAAACAAATAGCCTTAGTTGATACCATCGTAGCAACAGGGTGCAGTATCATTGAAGCATCAGAAAAGGCAGGGTATTCAACGAATGGAAGCAGAGAAGCAGGGAGAGTATGTGCTTCTCGCACTCTACGTTTACCCAAGGTACAGAGTTATATGCAAAGAAGAATTGCAGATACTCTTGGAATGGGTGCAGTAGTGGCGAGTAGAAGGATGATTGAGCTATCACAAGGAGCAAGGAGTGAGTATGTTCAGCTAGAAGCATCGAGGGATATACTAGACAGAGTGGGACTAAGAAGTCCTGACAGAGTAAGTCATAGTATACAAGGAGATATTAAGATAAATATCGATTTAAGTTAGATGTCGGTATAAGGGAAGTAATTGACCACAGTCCTCTTAGGAGGGGGTGGGGGCAAAAACAGCATCGTGTTAGATGACTAATAGTCCCTGACACGCAACAGAGGTTAAATAAAACTTTTTAAAAAAAACCTTGACGAAAAAGGTTCGGCAGCAACAAAGAATAATTTTTTATGAAAAAAAGTAAGATGACCGAAGAAGAACATGAAACACGTTCTCAATTCAAAAAAACTTCTCAGCATACGAGAAGACCAAAAACGTCTTCAATGAATAAGGATAAAAAAAGAGATTATAAGGCGTATAATAGACAGGGGAGATAATGTGCGTTTTCAAGATTAGCATATATTGCTAAACCTTTAACTATGGGAAAAACTACAGATAAACTTAAGAATGTTTGGACTCAAGTTAAAAGTTCTACAGGATTACATATTACAGACGTAAGTGTTATTCCTCAAGTTAAAGCTATTAACAAAGAAGTATCAAGCAGAGCTAACAAAGCTCCTTGGTATAAAGAGCCAACTTATAAAGATTTAGGACTGGCATATAAAACTGCAGGTAAAAATAACAAATCAAATAAAAAGAAATAATTATGGCACATGAAGGTTGGCACACAAAAGCTTGGATAGCAGATAAAATTAAAGATGGCAAAAAGGAAGATCCTTTATATCCATCAACTGACGCACAAATAGATTATATCTATGGGCCAGGTGCTTCAGAGAAAGCAATGTCTGATGTTGCTAAGAAAAATAAATCTAAGAAAAAATAAACTAAACTACATAAGTGCGTTTAAAAATATTTTAAAACACTATAGTTAGATTGTTCACTAATCGAGAGGAACAATGCAAAATTACCTACTAAAGATATGGAGTATGGACACAATGGATCTTAAAAAAGAGATCTTGTTTTCCTCCCCAAATAATGTTACTGCTGCTCAACAAGCTTCTGCTGCTACACCAGATAACTGTCGTGCTAGTTATGAAGAAATAATAAAGGAAGAATATGAAAAAAATAATAAACAAGAAACCAAAGAAGCCGAAGAAGCCTTCTAAACCAAAACCTAGACCTAGTGGCTACTAGATTAGAAAAAGAACATATGAGTAGAGTTGCTGAACTAGGATGCTTTGTCTGTGAAAGACCAGCCTCACTACATCATATAAGACCCCCTGGGACAGGCATAGGAAGACGGACAAGCCACTTCGAGGTTATTCCGTTATGCCATGACCATCATCAGGGAAACTTCTCTATACATCTGTCTAAGAAGGCATTTGAAGAAAAGTATGGTAAAGAAACTGAAATACTCAAAGAAGTATTAGAAAGGGTAAAATGTCATTCCTAAATAATTTAAGTATAAAGGATAGAAAAAGATTAAGAACGATTGTTAAGAAAACACATTTACAACATTACCCAACACACATGATAACAGATTATGAAGCTGATAAGCTTGTAGAAGCTTTTGGAGAAGAAACAGTTTATAACTTGTTGAAAGCGAATGTTGGTATAAATGTCGATTGATTTTAAGTACAAACCAGAAGGTGCTGTACTAAAAGAGTTTATGAAGTCTGACGACTTCTTTAGAGGAATCAGAGGGCCAGTAGGTTCTGGTAAATCTGTTGCTTGTTGTATTGAAATCTTTAGAAGGGCTTTATTACAAAAAAAGAATAAGGATGGAAAAAGAAGATCTCGGTGGGCAGTAATAAGAAATACTAATCCACAGCTAAAAACTACCACGATTAAGACGTGGATAGATTGGTTTCCAGAAGATAAGTGGGGAGATTTTGCTTGGTCTGTTCCTTATACACATAGGATTAACCAAGGAGAATTGGACATGGAAGTGCTGTTCTTAGCACTTGACAGACCTGAAGATGTTAAAAAATTATTATCATTGGAGCTTACTGGTGTTTGGGTTAATGAAGCGAGGGAAATCCCTAAGAGCATTATTGATGCTTGTACTATGCGTGTGGGGAGGTTTCCGTCTATGCGAGATGGTGGTGCGTCTTGGTATGGGGTTATAGCAGATACCAATGCTCCAGAAGAAGATCATTGGTGGGCTATTATGTCTGGCGATGTTCCAGTACCAGATCACATATCTAGAGAAGAAGCTTTAATGTTAATCAGACCAGATAACTGGAGTTTCCATACTCAACCTCCAGCCTTGCTTGAAAAAAAAGATAAGGACGGAATGACTACTGCTTATGATCCTAATGACAAAGCAGAGAATAGAACTAACATAACTCCAAAATATTATCCAAATATTATAAGAGGTAAAACTAAAGGATGGATTGACGTTTATGTTTTAAATAAACTAGGATCTATTGAAGAAGGTAAACCTGTGTACCACAGCTTCAAAGAAGAATTACACGTTACCAAAAATCCAATAGCTTTAATTCCTAACCAACCTATATGGATTGGAATTGACTTTGGACTAACACCTGCAGCTGTCTTTGGTCAGAGGACTACTACAGGAAAATGGAATATTATTAATGAGTTAGTTTGTTTTGATATGGGTGTAATGAGGTTCTCAGAATTACTGAGAGGGGATATTGCTAAACTCTATAAAGGTTATGAGATTATGATTTACGGAGATCCTTCTGGAGATTTTAGATCCCAAACTGATGAACGAACTCCGTTTCAAATTATGAGGCAATATGGATTGAAAGCTTTACCTGCACCATCTAATGATGTTGCTTTAAGAATTGAATCTGTTGATGCTACCTTATCTAGATTAGTTGACGGACAAGCAGGATTTAATATGCACACGGATTGTATTAATTTAAAGAAAGGTTTTAATGGAGGTTATCATTACAGAAGACTACAAACTTCTGGAGATAGGTATGATGAAAAACCATTAAAGAATAGATACTCTCACGTTCACGATGCTTTACAATATTTAATGATGGGAGCAGGTGAAGGCAGAACTATGTTAACAGGTAAACACCCTTCAAGACCAACCATTGCTAAAAAAGAATGGGATGTATTTGCAGGACAATCTAAAAAATCGAGAAAGATATGGGACATATTCAAGAGGAATGGCTAATCTATTTTTACGAAGATGGTGTTAAGAATAGATATACAAAATACTTATGGTGGTTAAAGAAAGGCTTTACTCATTGTGGTGCATTAAAATATGATGT